ATTAAGTAGCATAATAGCAAATATTAATATTAAGGAGGAAAACGATGGAAAAATTAAGTAAAGAAGATTACAGAGAAGCTAAAAATTGTTTAAAAAGATATAATTATAATTGCATAACGATTATGAACATAAAATGGGACATAATGGGACTAAGTTCTACAGTTGTAGATGGAATGCCAAAAGCACCTTACAGAGTGTCGGATTCCGTTTTAAATAGTGTTATAATGCTCCAGGAAAATGAACAGCTACAGCAAAGCACTAAAGAATATAAAGCTGTAGTACAAGCATTACAACTAGTAGACACTATTACAAAAGAGATTTTTGTAGAAGAATATCAAAAACGGAAATGATAACAGGTGGAATATTGCAGACAAGTTAAATATAAGCATAGATACTTACAAAAGAAGAAAGAGAAATTTAATTTTGCTGGTACATAAGGAATTAAAAAAAGAAGCTGTTTAAGGCTTCTTTTACTATTAATTATCTTATATAATCATATATTGTATATGTGTTTTCTCCTGTTTCTTCGTTATAGTCTTCAGTGAAAAGGATATTCTTTCTATTTTCTGTGCCAACTTCATATACCCAAATTTCTTGTAAATCTTCATGGAAAGGGATTGTGCTAGGTTCTCCTACATAAGAATCTCCTTCAAACTCACATTTCACATTTTCTATATAATCATCAAATTCTTGTTGTGTTAAATTTTCCTCCACAATTAACATTTCCTCTGCTTCAAATTTTCTTGTTTTCATAATAAAAACCACCTTTCTAATTTATTTATATTACTACTAATTAAATTAATTTTTCATGTTTTCTAAATAGTCTAAGTATGCAGATATTGTCGTGTGTTCTTCATCTTCACTTTGCCCACTTAATCTAGCACTGTCTTGTAATGCTTCTAAAAGTTGCCAAGTGTATTTTAAACCAAGTGCTTGCATCCTCTCAAATTCTTCTTGTGTCATCATTTTTTCAAGTTGTTCTGCATCCATATTTAAAATTTCTTTAACTTTCATAATAAAAACCTCCTAGAGTGCCAACCATTTTGGTTTGGTCTTATCTCTTAACTTGTACTTATTATAGCATACGGTGTACCGTATGTCAATAGCTTTTATAAAAATTTTTTAATTTTTTTTCAAAAACTTTTCTATCGCTTCTACTGCAACACTTGTATATGTTCTTCCTTCTTGTTTTAGTTTAGAATCCAGAGCTTCTGCCATATATAAAGGAATTTTAATTGTATATCTTTTAACACTGTTTTTTTCAGTTGCATATTCTCTGGAATAATTACGATGTTTCTTAGTTTCCATATTAAACACCCCCTATAATAACGATATTATAACATATACGGAATACCGTGTCAACAAAAATTTAAAAAAGTTGCACCTTTTTTGCACTTTTTTAAAGTAAAAAACGTGTTATAATAGTAGTGTAAGAAAAAGATAAAACTTTTGAGGAGCTGAACATTTAATAAATGTTTAGCTCTATTTTTCTATTAGATATTTAAAAACTAAAGAGGTGTTGTATATGGATAAATTAACAGAAAGCCTTATAAAGCATCTATGCCCAACCTGCTGCGGAAATTGTGATAAGGGAGCAGTAATAATACAAACAAAAGAAATGTTACAGTTATATTGCCCAGATTACAAACCAGATAAGGGGAGAATCAAAAGTTTGGCATACAAGGATAATAAGGTTAATATAACAGCACAAAGAGGAAAAGCAATAATGGATTTGAATATATAAGGAGAAAAGTATGAGAAAATGGACTAAACAAAGTGCAGAAGATTATATCAAGAAGTGCAAAGAAAAAGGGTTAAAATATTTGAGTGCAAAAGATTTCTTAAAAAATCACAGAACGATGCATTCTATTATAGGAGTTTAGAAGTGAAAGAAAGTACAGTATTAAATAGAATAAGCAATTTAATTGAAAATATTAACTACAAATCTATTTACGTAAAAATAAAAACAGACAATGATAAGTATACTTTAGAAAAAGAAAAACAAACAAAAATAAAAGGGTTCTGTAAAGAGTAGAAGGTGGTAATATGGCAAAAGGAAAGAAAACAGACAATGAAACTATATATAAAATAATGATATCTATGTTTAGCACTAATAATTTTAGCGAAACAGGAAGGCAATTAGGTATTGCTACTACTACAGTAGAAAAGATATACAAAGATAACAAAGACAAGCCAGAATTTGTAAAACTATGTAATGAAAAGAAGGAAGAATTTACAGATAAAGCTAATAGACTAATAGATAAGGCTTTAAAAAGACTTGAAGAAGCTTTAGACAATAAGGAAGATAAGATACCAGTTAATAACTTAAGCACTGTAATAGGAACACTGTATGATAAACGAGCATTAGCAAAAGGAGAAAGTACAGCAAATAATAAATTTGAAGTAGATATAAAGGTTGTTGAGTGATGTGGAAATTTCTATAACAAAAAAACAGCAGGCTTTTATAGATAGTCAAGCTTTTGAAACTTTATTTGGGGGAGCAGCAGGAGGAGGGAAAAGCTACGGACAGCTAGTTGATGGATTAGTGTATGCACTTAAATACCCTAAGAGCAAACAGATTATATTTAGAAGTACATTTGCAGACCTTGAAAAATCACTGATTAGGACAAGTATGAATTTATATCCCTTGTCTATAGCAAATTATAACGATTCTAAGCACACTTGGAAATTCAAAAATGGAAGCATTATAGACTTTGGATATATACAATATGAAAAAGATGTATATCAATATCAATCTGCAGAATACGATGTGATACGTTTCGATGAATTAACACATTTTACAGAATTTATGTACACATATCTAATATCTAGATGTCGTGGAGCTAATCCATATCCTAAATGTATAAAAAGCTCTACAAATCCAGGTGGTGTTGGACATAATTGGGTAAAAGAAAGATTTATAGATATAGGAGCACCAAATGTTATACATACTTGTAAATTAGAAACAGGAGAAACCACAACAAGAATATTTATTCCTAGTTTAGTACAAGACAATAAATTCATGCTAACATATGATCCAGATTATATAAAGAGATTAGATGCTTTACCAGAAAAGGAAAGAAAAGCATTAAAATATGGAAACTGGGATATATTTGATGGTCAATTTTTTACAGAGTTTGATAGAAATATACATGTAATAGAACCTTTTGTAATACCTAAAGATTGGTATGTATATTTTGTAATGGATTATGGACTAGACAAACTGGCCGGTTACTGGATAGCAGTAGACTATAACAATAATGCTTATGTGTTTAGAGAAGTTTATGAAAGTAATTTATTAGTATCACAAGCTAGAGATAAAATAAAAGAAATGACAAGCGAAGATGTATATATGTATTTAGCACCACCAGATTTGTGGAATAGACACAAAGAAACAGGTAAGAGTACAGCAGATATATTTGCAGAAGGAAATGTAACACTATACAAAACAAATAATGATAGAATACAAGGTTGGTTACAGATGAAAGAGTGGCTTAAGCCTTATAAAGATGAACAAGGTTGTGCTACAGCCAAATTAAAAATATTTAATACTTGTAAAAATCTAATAAGATGTTTGCCACAAGTACAACACGATGCGAAAAGAGTTGGAGATATAGCAAACGAACCACACGAGTTGACACATTCCGTGGATGCAATAAGAGGTTTTTGTGTTTATTGGACACAAGAGCCTATTTTTGTACCAAAAAAGCAAGAACTACCGTTTGAACTACAGACAGAAGAGGAGGAAGAAATATGGTATTAATAGCTGTTATAGTAGGGTATTTATTAGGTGTTCTACCTTATGTAATACCTAAAGTTGCTGATTTATTGCAGGAAAAGAAAACAGTAAAAAGTGAAACTGATAAAAGCAAGGAGCAAGAGGAGATATTTAAAGAATGGTTGAATGGACCACAAGAAGCGGTTAATCAGGAGGATATATACAATGAGTATATAACAGGAAAAGAAACTGCAGGGAAAGGAGCAAACTAATGTCTAGTAGAGAAGATTTAGCAAAGAAGTTTTGGAATGATTGGCAAAATGGATTGGAATATCAGAAAAAGTTAAGACTAAAGGAAACTTGCGAACAATGTGTAGACTTTTTTGAAGGCAGGCAATGGCCACAAGCAACAGAAAGAACTAAGAATATGCCAAGACCAGTAATAAATATAATAAAATTTATAGTAAATGGTAAAAAAGCAAATATTCTTTCTAGCAAAATTTCAGTTATTTATAAACCATTAGTTTACAACGCAGAAGATAACACTATGGCAACTCAAGGGGCTAGTTCTTTTACAAATTTTGCAAAACATATAAACAAAGAAATAAAACAAGAAGATTTGGACAACCAAGCTATTGCAGACGGACTTAAAAAAGGAACATATATTTATCATTATTTTTGGGATACAGAGAAGAAAACAGGAATGGCTAAGTTTGCAGGTGGACTTAATGGACAGATAATAGATTGTTTAAGCATAGTATTTGCAAACCCAAAGCAGAAAGATGAGCAAAAACAAAAATGGATTATAATTCAAAGCAGGGAAAATGTTGAAACTTTAAAAAGGATAGCAAAGAAAAATGGCATTACTAATACAGAAATAGAACTAATAACACCAGATGATGATTCAGAAAAGAACTATGACAACGAAGAACAAAGCGGAGAGGAATATGCTACAGTATTGACCAGATACTTTAGAAAAAATGGAGAAGTTTATTACACTAAAAGTACCAAGAATATGATAATACAGGAAGAAACTCCTTTAACACCAGATGCTAGTAAAATTAAGCTAGAGATAAACGAGGCAGGTAAAACAAATGAAGATGAGGAACAAATAGATCAAGATAAACCTGTTCTTGAACAATTTAAAATGACATTCTATCCAATCGTGGTTGATGCGTATGAGGAAAGAGAAAAAAGTATCTATGGAATTGGAGAAGTTGAACCATTAATTGCAACACAAAAGTCTATTAATTTCAACTATGCCATGATGCAAATGGCAAGTCAAAACATGGGATTTCCAAAAGTTATAATGCATCCTTTATCTTTACGAGGAAAACAAATAACAAATACACCTGGAGAAGTTTTAACAGATTATAGCCCAGGTTTTAATGGAATTAAGTATTTAAACCCACCAGCATTTAGTAACACACCTCTTACTGTGGCAGATAAACTATTAGAAATGACAAGAACAGTGACAGGAGCTACAGAAGTAGCAAATGGCGAAGTTTTAGGCAAAAACATGAGTGGTAGTGCTATAGTAGCATTACAAACACAAGCCAAAGTACCAATAGAAGATATGCAAAGAAGATTTTGGAGAACACATGAAAAAATTGCAAGAATATGGGAACAGTTTTTTAAAGCTTATTATAGATTTGATGTACCTTATGTAGTAGAAAATGAGGGGGAGCAAGAAGTAAATACCTTTAATGGAGCACAATACCAAGGAATAGATTTTGAAACAACAATAGATGTAGGACCTGGAAGTGCTTATTCAGAAAGTTTAAGTATTAACTTACTAGAACAAGCATTACAACGTGGAGATATCACTTTTGATGATTATATAGAATTATATCCAGAAACAGCAATGCCATTTAAGGCCCAACTAAAAGAGATAAGGAAAAAACAATTATTGCCTCCAGAAATAAGTCAAAAGATAGCTCAAAACCCACAGATATTGCAATACGTGATGAGCATAATACAGCAAGCAGAGACACCTGCTCCAACAGAACAACCGGTACAACAAGCGGTATAAATATTAGCCATTAGGCTATTTTTTATATAAATTCGCAGTGAATAGCGTAAAAATCTCAAAATAGAAAGGAATACTTATGGAAAAAGAAGATGAAAGCGTAAACAATCTTGAAGTCGCTGAACAAGAAGAAACAGTTGAAAGTACTGTACCTGAAGCTGAAACTACTGAAAATATCGAAACAACTGAACAAGTTGAAAATCAAGTAGAAGAAGTGGAAGAACAAAAAGAACAAGAGACAGAAAAACAATCTAATGCAGAAAATGCAAAGTATGCTAGTATTCGTAGAAAAGCTCAAGAAGATGCTAAAAAGCAGATTGAACAAGCAAGAAAAGAAGCATACGAGAAAGGATTACAGCAAGGGAAAGTTCAAACTTATATTGGCAAAGAAAACCCTTATACAGGACAACCGATAAAGGATGAATATGATGTTCAAGAATACCTTGATATGTATGAATTAGATTCTAATGGTAAAGACCCTATAAGTGGCTATAGGGAATTACAAAAAGATAAAGCCAGAAAAGAGGCTGAAGAAAGAATTAAGCAAGATGAGAAAGATAAACAAGATGAATGGTATCAAAATGATACTAAAGATTTTATTGAGAAATATTCGACAGAAAAACTACAAGAGCTTACGAAAGATGCAGATTTTGATTTATTTGCAAGTGGAAAAATTGGCAAAGTGCCATTAGCTCAAATCTATGAAGATTATCAAAAACTAATAAGCAAATATGAAAAAAAATCTGTTGAAACGGCAAAGCAAATTGTAGCAAATAATTCGACAACACCAGGAGCAATAGAAGAAACTGAACCACAAGTTCTTGACTGGAATAATATGTCGAATGAACAATTTGAAAAATATATTCAAAAAGCCAAGGATGGCGAATTGAAATAGTTACTTAAGCCGAGTAGCTATTTTTTTTATTAAAAAATTTAAAAGGAGTGATGTAAAATGGCTACAAAAACACAAGTTATAACAAATGTAACAAATCAAAATCAATTATCAGCAGAGGACAAGACTTTTTATGAGAAAACACTATTAACAAGGTTATTACCTCAACTAAACTTTTATAAGGATGCAATGAAAAAGAAATTACCTAAAAATTCAGGAAGAACAATGAATTTTAGAAAATTCAATTCATTAACTGCACCAACATCTTCATTAACAGAAGGTAAAACACCAGACGGAAACAACTTAAATATTACAACAGTAACAGCAACTGTTGCACAAGAAGGCGACTTCGTAGAACTTTCTGACTTAATTCAAATGACAGGTATTGACCCTGTTATTACTGAAACCTCAGAACTACTTGGAGAAGAAGCAGGAAATGTTGTTGATACTCGTATCCAAACAGCGATTGCTGGAGGCACAAATGTGTACTTTGCTGGAAGTGCAACAACAAGAGCAGGATTAGAATCTGCTACAACTAAAAATTTAACTGCAGAAGACATCAAAAAAATTGTAAGAAAATTAAAAAATGCAAATGCTAAAAGATTTGCAGATGGATTCTACCATATGCAAGTTGACCCAGATATTGCTTATGATTTAATGAGTGATAGTTCATGGGTTGATGTTTCTAAATATGCAAAACCAGAACAAATGGTAAAAGGCGAACTTGGAAAAATGCATGGCATGAAATTCTTCGAAACAACTAACTTATCTGTAGTTGATAGTTCAGCAGAAAGTACAAAGATACCTGTACATATTGCTTATGCTTATGGTAAAGATGCTTACGGATGTATAGACCTAGAAGGTGGAGCAGGAAAACCTGAAATTATAGTAAAACCTAACGGTTCTGCTGGTTCAGCTGACCCATTAAATCAAAGAGCAAGTGTTGGATGGAAAAACTGCTTTACAGCTGTTATTACACAACCTCTTGCATTAGTAAGAGTAGAAACAGGTGTAAAAGCCTAACTTAGGGGGCTGAAAAGCCCTCTTGTTTTTTATAAACAGAACAAGAAAATAAGAAAGGTGGAAATGAAATGGCTACAAAAAAAATTGAACAAGAAATAAAGAAAACAGAACAAGAAAATAAGAAAGAGGAAACAATAAAAATCTTAATTCCAGTTGATAAATTAAACCCACAAGATAAAGAAATTATTGTTGGAATAAATGAAAAATATGCAAAAATAATAAGAGGTGTAGAAACTGATGTAACAAGACCAGTTTTTGAGCAATTAAGAAATGCAGGGTTAGTTTAATACTAGCCCTTTTATCACTTTAAAGGAAGAGCTAGTTCGATTCTAGCAGAAGTGGAGGAAAAAATGACTTGGGGAGAAATTCAAATAATAGCATTACAAAAAATGTTTGCAAAAGATGAACCAATAAAAGTTGAGAATTTAAACACATTAAGAGATGATGATGACTGTAAGTGGTATTTAAGTGCAATGCCAGCTGTAGCAAATGAGGCAATTCAAAGGATAAAGCCATATGTTAAAAACATATATGAATACGATGAGAAAAATAAAAAGTATAAAAAGACAGAAGTGGATAAGATAGATAATGATACAGATAATGATACTGTTATAAATTATCCAGAAGATGCTTGTGTTTTAATTCCTTTATACATAGCAAGTCAGCTATATAAAGATGATGACATTTCACAAGCTACAGCATATAGAAATGAATTTGAAACAGGTTTGCAAGATTTAATTTGTAATATTGAAAATCAAGAAAGTATAGAAGAGGTATATTAGTATGGCAAATTTTAATGTTCCTTCAAGTCCTACTACATATGCAACAACTGTTGCAGGTTTCTTAGGTATGGATTTTTCTTCATCTATAACGGATATAGATAGAAGAAGAAGTCCAAGAGGTTTTAATTTTATAAATAATAATGGCACAATTGAAAAAAGGAATGGATATAAAGTATTAGCATATTTGGGAGAGAAAGCTAATATAAACGGAATTTGGAATGTTGATACGGTTTCTGGAGAGTTTTTTGTAGTACACTGTGGAACTAAACTATATGAAATGAAAACAGATTTTACCAGTTACACAGAAATATTAACAGATTTGGCAGATAGAATCTCACAAGGAATTATAATAAACTCAAAATTATTAATATTAGATGGAAAGAGAGCAATTAGTTATAATTTGTTAGAAGAAAAAAATAGAGCACATTACTTAGATGAGATTGGTTATATTCCAACAACTCAAATAGCTAGAAGCCCAAACGGATTGCAAAGCCAAACATATGAGAAAGTGAATTTACTATCTGATAGTAGAATTAATCTATTCACAAGTAATGAAACAGATACAGTATATCAGCTAGACGAAACAAATATAAAAAGCATTGATTTAGTAGAAATATTAAATGATAATGGAGTTTGGGAGAAGAAAAGTATTTCGAATTATTCTATAGATACTAGTAAAGGACAGGTAAAATTCAATACTGCAATAGGTAAACCAGTTGTAGATGGAAGAGATAATGTAAGAATAAGATATACAAAAACTATTCAAGGAAGTAAGTCTCAGGTCAATAAATGTAATATAGGGTGTGTTTATGGCTATGCCGGAGCAAATAATAGAGTATTTATGTCCGGAAATCCAGATTATGCAAACATAGTTATGTACTTAAATGATATAACTTATATGCCAGTAGAAAATGTAATTAAGGTAGGGTTAGAAGTAGCACCGATAAATGGAATAGTTAAACTAATTAGTGGGAAATTAGCTGTGTTAAAAGATGTATCTGACACTGATAGCACTTTATTTAAAATTGGATATGCTACATATAATGGAGAAGAAGTATTTACTTTAGAAGGAAGTATAAAAGGAGAAGGAAACATTTCTCAACATGCTAGTGATACTTTGATTAATGAACCTTTAATTTTAACTGCAAACGGTGTATTTGCGTTAAATTCTGCAACAATAAATAATGAAACTTTTGCATATCATAGAAGTTACTATATTGATACTAAATTAAAGCAAGAAAACAATTTAAAAGATGCAATCGGTATAGTGAATGATGGAAAGTATTATTTAGCAATAAATAATCATGTGTATGTAGCAGATAGCAGATTTAAAAGCAGTTCAAGCAATTCTAAATACAGTAATTATCAATACGAATGGTTTTTTTGGATTAATTTACCTGTAAGGGTATGGTTCGTTTGGAATGAAGAACTTTATTTCGGAGACAAATATGGTAATATCTGTAAGTTTAGAAATGATAACGATGAGAATAGATTTAAAGACAACACACGTAATGTAGAAGCGGAATGGAACTCAGTTGTGTTAGACTTAAATAATCCAGTGAATAAAAAGAATATAAAAAGAGTTGCTATATCAAGCAATCCAACAAATTCGCAATTAGATATAGGGTACAGATTAAAGAACGGAGACAAACAAGTATTATCTAAAGTATATACAAATTCAACATATCCAAAAACAACAATAATAAGGAAGAAGGCAAAAAAGCTTTCTTTCTTTTCTTTGTATATTGAAAATAAAGAAGATTCAAATATGAATTTTAATTCTGTAAGTGTTATTTACACTGTTGGAAGCTATTATAAAGGAGATTAGAAATGAGTGAACCTAAGTATGATGAAGATTTAGTTAATCTTGGGTATTTGAATAAAAAATTAAATGATACCGAAAATGAAATTAATAAAGAGTATGAAAATGTTAGTAGAAATTATGGCTCAAGACCAAGTCCACCATACTATAAGGGAGATACCTGGATAGATGGCAATACGGTTTATACATGTATAAATACAAGAACTATAGGCAGTTACAATGAGGAAGATTGGACAACTGAATCTGGAGCTAAAAAAGAAGCAGAAAGGAAAAATAAAACGTATATATCACAACCTAGCAATTATAATCCAGGAGATATGTGGATTTTACAAAGTGATGAAGACCATAGAGCAGGTAAAAAAGGAGAAATTCTTATAAGTACTGCAGGTAGAAAAGAATATGACTCAGATGATTGGATTAATATGCTTGGATATGGAACAATAAAAAGCATAAATGAAGTTGCTGGAAACTTAAATAATGCAATAAGCCGAATAGGTAATGTAGAAGAAGCAATAGAAGATGGAATAATTATTACTTTTTATCAAAACACAGTACCAGAAGCTAAACATATAGGAGATTTATGGTATGTAACAGATACTCTAGAAGGGTACACAAAAGGGAAAATTTACAGATATGATGGAACAGTTTGGCAATTACTAAATGATCCAACAATAGAAGAAGCTTTTGAAAAGGCAAATGAAGCTAGACTTGTTGCAGATGGAAAAATTCAAAGTTTTTATTCAGACACAAAACCTACGCAAGATATGGGAGCAGGAGATTTATGGATAGATACTGCAAATAATAATCAGCTACACAGATATAACGGAACTAATTGGGTACCTGTATATGACACAAGAATTAATGATTTGGTAACCGATGTAAGTAATGTAAAGAGTAACTACAGTCGAAACTGATTTAGGGAAAATTGATTTAAAAGTTCAGGAAAATACAACTAAAGTTACAACGATAGAAAACCAGATAGAGGAAACCAATACAACAATAACTGAAATCAATGAAAGAATAGCACAACAAAAAATAGAGACAGATAAGATAACAAACACTGTTTCTGAGATTGATACAAAACTGGTAAACGATTATTTAACAGCAGAACAGGTTGAAGCAGAATTTGATGCTACTAAAGGAGATTTGGAAAATTTGAAACAAAAGCAAGTTGAAACAAGCCAGACTGCAGATGATTTACAAATTAAAGTTTCAAAAATAGAGGAAGATGGTGTTTCTAAAGTTAAAACTGAAAAAGGTTTTACTTTTGATGACATTGGTTTAACTATAGATGAATTAAATTCTAAAGTTAAAAATAAGCTCAATGAAAATGGCATGGAGATCTTAGACAAAACATCAGGGAATGAGGAAATTTTATTAAAAGCAGGATATGATGCCACGGCAGGCGAGACTATTGTTAAATCAAAAAACATGGTGGTAGAAAAGTATTTGACAATAGGAGCAAACACTAGATTTGAGGACTATGTAAACCCAACTCTTGGTGGCAAAGGAACAGGAGCGTTTACATTGTAGAAAGGAGATAATATGGCATATTGGGGAGAAATTGAAATAGTACAAAATTATCAATCCGTTGTAAGCAATTTAAGCAATGTAGTTGCTAGATATTATGTGTGCACAGATACAGGACAGGCATATTCTGGGCTCACCGCAACAGCTAATTGTTTATTAGATACAGTTACAGAAGCAAAAACAAATCAGGGATTTGATTTTAGAAATTCAAAAAGAATACTTATAGGAGAAGTTTATGCTGATGTAACACATAATGCAGATGGAACTAGAAGTGTTTATGCTTATTTTAAATGGGAATCCGGACATAGCTTAGTTGGAACTATTGAGGCGGATGCAACAAAAGTATTAACAACTATACCGAGAACAAGTAGTATTACGGCAACAGATGCTAACATAGGCAGTGCTTCGACAATAAATATAAACAGAGCAAGTTCAGGATTTACTCACACATTAACATATAGCTTTAGTGGATTAAGTGGAACAATAGCAACAAAAACAAGCAGTACAAGTGTGGGGTGGACAGTGCCAACAAGCTTTTATCAGAAAATTCCAAATAGTTCATCAGGAACGGTAACAATAACCTGCGATACATATTCTGGAGATACAAAAATAGGAACAAAAACAACAACAATGACAATAAGTGTTCCAGAAAGTTCAAGGCCAATAATAGATACAGCTACGGTTATCGATATAAATACAACAACAATAGCATTAACAGGAAGTAATAAAAGATTAGTAAATTATAAATCTACAGTAAAATTAGATATTTCTGGTAGATGTTTAAATTATGCAGGTTTTAGTAAATTAAGGGAGAGAAATATATATGATGTGCCTGCAACAAAAACAACAAATGGTGTCACAACTACTGTAACAGGTTCAAAAATTTTTGAAAATAATACATTAGAACAATTTAAAATTTGCTTGATAGATACAAGGCAAAAAGTAAGTGATTACAAAATATTAAACCAGGCAAATAGTAGTTTTATTGTAGTGCCTTATGTACCACTGACAATTAATGCAGAGTTCAAAAGAACGACTCCGACACGGTGGAGGAGTAAGTTTAAAATTTTCTGGAAATTTCTATAATGGCTATTTTGATTCTAATAACACTGTATTTAATACATTAGAATTTAAGTGGAGATATAAAGAAAGCGATAATGGTGCTGAATGGTCAAATTGGACTAATTTAGTTTTAAATAGTGATTTTGAGTATGGAAGTGAAAATAAATTTACAAGTAAAGGCTATATTAATTTAGGTAACAATTATGATTATAAAAAAAGTTATATTTTTGAATTGGAGTATAAAGATAAATTAACACTGTTAACTTTCCAACAATTTGTTAATGTAGGAGAACCTTGCATTGATTATGGAAAAGATAAAGATGGAGAAAACTACTTTTGGGTAAATGGAAATATTTATATGGGAAAAATGAAAAATTATACGGGATCTTGCAACAATATAAAGGAAACGTGTTTGTTATGGATTAATAATGGGAGCGATTGCCCAGCACAATTAAATAATATTAATTTTGGATTCTTATTTACTAAATATACAAGTGATAACTATATTGAGCAGGAATTTGCCGATGCAAACAGTAACCAACGATTTACGAGAAGTAAAATAGGTGGTGTTTGGTATCCATGGACGAAGATTTTAACACAAACAGACCTTGACAGTATTAATGGAGAAATAGCAAGCATAACAGTACCTGCTTTGGCTGTTTGCACAGATATAACAGAACACGTTTTGACAAATTTTACAATAGCTAAAGCAGGCAGGTATATGTTTTTGGCGGATGTGCCTCTAAACTATTACCGGAGCAACAGGTAGAACGCTGTATTTAAGATTAAAAATAAATTCAATTGAAAAATATGTTGGTGGCGGAATTATAAATGTTTCTGCTTACACTTTATATACTAAATTGTTAGCAGTAGCAGATGTACCAGTAAATGGAACTGTAGAAATATCAATTAAGAATGATGTAGAAGGCAAACAATTTGCTTGCAGAGATTTTAACTTGCAATATTTTAAATTAAAATAAATAAGGAGAAAAGATATGGAAAATACAGATTTAGTAGAAAGATTGGTTAAAGTAGAGCAAAGCGATAAGTCTGCTCATTATAGATTAGACGAACAAGAAAAAGAAATTAACGAGCTAAAAAAAACTTATGCGATTATGGAAAAGATGGATTTTCGCATGGAAAATGTTGAAAAAAATGTTGCTGGAATAAATGCTAAATTAGAAGATGCTGATAAGAGTAAAGGTAGAAAATGGGATAAACTAATAGACTATATTTTCTACTCTGTCTTGGCTGTGATATTAGGACTTATATATATGAAATTAGGATTAAAATAGGAGGTGAAATAATATGGACATTCAAACAACAATATCAATAGCATCTATTGTTTTAATGGTAATAGCTTTTTTTATTTACATAGCATGGCAAATAAAGAAAAATGGGCTTAAAGAATTTGCAACACAAATGATAGTAAAAGCAGAAGATATGTACAAAAAAGGACAAAATGATGAAAAATTTAATTATGTTGTAGAGAAAGTGATTGCAATGATACCAATGCCGTTACAATTATTTATAACAGAAGACATGGTTAAGAATTTTATACAAAAAGTATTTGATAGTGTAAAAACAGCATTAGACTATACACCAAAAAAGGAGGAATAATTCATGGAAGAAGAAAAAGACGAAGTAATGAAAGAAATCACAGACGAAAATTATGAAGAAGTTTACGAGGAGGAAGTTTAAATGGGAGTATTAGATTGTAGAGTATTAAAAAATGGAAAATGCGAAATATCACAGAAATATAAAGGTGCGAGACATAACGGAATAGATTTAGTAGGAGCAGGATATACATTAGACAATATAGTAGCACATAGTGATGGCGAAGTAGTAGGAGTTGTTGCAAATTGTAACAGAAATACAAGCAGAACAGGGGAAAGAATATATGGCAATTACGTAAAAATAAAGCACGATAATGGAATGTATACACTATATGCACATTTACGTTATGGAAGTGTAGCAGTAAAAGTAGGAGATAGAGTAACAAAAGGACAAGTTCTAGGATATATGGGAAATACAGGTTATAGTTTTGGAGCACATTTACACTTTGAAGTAAGAAATGCAAACAATGCAAAGATAGACCCAACAGCTTATGTTAGTGAAGAGATAGTAAAAGAAGAACCAAAAGAAGAACCAAAAGAAGTACAAATAGAAGGCAGATACATAGTAAAAAGCGGAGATACTTTAAGCGGTATCGCAAGTAAGTATGGAACGACATATCAAGAGCTTGCAAGAATAAATAATATAGCTAATCCAAATGTGATTTATCCAGGTCAAGTTATAAAAATAAATGGAGGAACGGTTGAGAAAATATATACAGTAAAATCAGGAGATACTTTAAGTGGAATTGCTAACAGTTATGGAACAACATGGCAAAATATTTATAACAACAATAGAGATATTATAGGCTCTAATCCAAATTTAATAAAACCAGGTCAAATACTTAAAGTTTAGTGATTAAGAAATAATAAAATTATTGAAATTTAAAAGCTTTACAGTTATTGTGGAGCTTTTAATTATGTGAAGGAGAAAAATATGAGTACATATACAATAAAAAGAGGGGACACCTTATCTGGTATTGCTAGTAGATATGGAACAGATGTATCAACATTAATGGGATTAAATCCATATATAAAAAATGCTAATTTAATATATGCAGGCAATAGTTTAAATTTACCAGGGCAACAATCAGCTCAACAAGTAACTCAACCAACAACTCAACCAACAACAACACAATCAACCCAAGCTGTGCAACCTACTCAGCAATTAGCTGAAGCTTATGCAAAAAATCAAACAGCTAATACTACAAATGATACACAGGCTCTTTTAAATCAATACGAGAAGATTGCAGAACAGCAAAAACAAGGACTTGCAAAACAAAGAGAACTATCAGCAAGTCAAATAAACTCACAAAGAGCAGATGTACTAAAAACCTACAATGATAATGCAAGACAAGCATACATAAATTCAATGCTTGGAAAGAAAAATGTAGACACAAGTGGCTTAGTAGGCAGTGCATATGCAAATGTTGAAAATGCTTATGGAAATAATTTGGCAACTTTACAGGCATCAAGAGATAAATCTATAGATAGTATTAATAAACAATTAAATGAATCACAATTACAATATGATATTAAAGAAAATGAATTGCTGGCAGATATTGAAAATGCAAAATTAGAACTTCAAAAATATGGTAATGAATTGGCATACAAAAAATATCAAGACGCTTTAAGCAATTATATGGATTTTACAAATTATGACTACAATAAGAGTATAAGCGACAGAGACTATAATTATAAACTTGCAAGAGATAAAGTTGCAGATGATCAATGGCAAAAAGAATATGACCTTTCACTAAGAAAATATGAAGATAGTAAGAAAACAAGTAGTAGCTCAAGAAGTTCTGGAAGTTCTAGTGGTAGTAGCTCAAGAAGTTCTAGTGGTGTTTATGGTGGCTTTTCGAATACAACAGGAAATAGTAATCTAGATAATACAACAGAAACTACATTAAGTTCTTCTGGAGAAAATTTATATAATACGATTAAAAAGGGACAATCTATGTCTGGTTTGGGTGTAGGTAATTATATTAACAAACTGTTTAATAATAAAGATAATTTAAGAAACTACATATATAACCAAGTAGGAAATTCAATAAACGAATCTGATGCAGAAATTTTATTTAATAGATTAGGTTTGTAAAGGAGAAAAATATGAGTTGGGCTGAATATAAGAAAAAAAGAAAAGAGCAGGAGAATATGGAAACATCATATTCTCGAGAGAATAATGACAGCAATAATGAAACTTCATCTTGGCAACGTTATAAAGAAAAAAGAACAGAACAAGATTTACAACAAAAAGAGACAAATATAACAGAAAACTCTGTTATAGCACCAGCAAAAATAATAAATGATTTAACTAATACTAATGTTAAAAAAATAGAACAAAATACAGAATCTAAAATTAAAAATAGCAATATGAATAGCTTACAAAAAGAATCCGTGTTAAGAGCATTAGAAAATACTAACAATTCTTCTAATATGTTAAATTCAACACAAACTTTACAAAAATTAGAAAAAGAAGGTGCAAAAATTAAAAAAGTCAATCCCACTCTTGCAAATATTGAATATGTAGCTAAAAATTTTACTAAAAATGCAGGAGATGCAGTTAAAAATATGAATATTCATTTATTGGCTAATAGTGCAAAAAATGATGAAAGGTGGGCGGATGCTATTAATAGAAGTGGGTTTCCTGACTTTTTAGCTGATGATTATTCCAAAGAAAGAGATAGAAAATTAGAAAGAATAGCCAAACTCTATGAAAAAGTTTCAACCCCCGTGGAAGAACCTGTTGGACTTACAGAAGGAGGAAGAGTTGCAGGACAAGTATCTGGAACAATAGGAAGAATGGCACCTTCTGTTGCTCTTAGCCTTGTGCCAGGAGCAGGTTCTGTTTTATCAAGCACATCAATGGGAATGAACGTTTCGGGAGAAGATATTGGCGAAAGATTAAATGAGGGAAAAGATTTAAAACAGGCAACACTAAGTGGCAATTTAAAGGGATTGACATCAATGGGTATTGAAAAAATTACAGGAGGCATAAAAATAGGTGGGAAAGGTGCTTTAGATGATATTGTAGGAAATGCTATTGCAAGAAAAACCACTAATAATGTTACTAATTTTTTGGCTACAAAAGGTTATCAAATGGCTGGTGAAATTGCTGAAGAGAACATTGAGAATATTGCTGATTATGCTATTGACAAAATTATAGATGATAAAGATTTTCCAGAACTAAAGACAATATGGACAGAAGCAAAAGAAACATCTAAAATGACATTTTTGACGACATTAGCATTGAATTGCCTAGGATTTGGTGGAGAAAATTTAAGCACATACAAAGAAATGGAAAATATTACAGGTAAAACGTTGACAAAAACACAAAAAGAAAGTCTTAACAGAGTAATCGAAAATGTTCAAGACAAAATACAAAAAAATGAGATGCCAGGATTGTCTCAAAACGTTCAAAACAATATAGAGCAACAAACTATTCAAACAGATACTAAAACCGCTCAAAATCAAAATATGAGCCAAATAAGCGACACTAACGAAAACAACCTAAAAAACACTGCAATTAATGAAATAAATAACAGCAAGATATCTGAACAAGCCAAAAAAGACATGTTGAATGCAATTAATAGTATGGAAAATGTTGATGAAGAAAGTTATAATAATATAAAACAAACTTTAAATGAAATAAATAAAAATGAATTGCAAACAAATTCAAAATATCAGGACAATTTGGAAAGAAGAAAAAATTATGTAAAATACAAAGATGATATTAATACGTATGATAATAGTGCAGTAGAAGAAGTTTTAAGTATTATACCAACAAATAGAAATGGAAAAAGAACAGTAAATCAATGGTTACAAGTAGCTGATGAAATTGGCAAAAGAATATCAGGAAAAAGTAATGCAGAAATACAAGAAATAGCATATAAAAGTTGGTTTGAAAATCAACCTACAAAAAATATAACACAATATGATAGTGCTAGAAAAACGAGTATAGGTTTTCAAAAGTTAAATTCAGATATGTGGGTTAATAAAATAAATGAAGCAGTTTTAAAAGAAAGAACAAGACTAGAAAACACAACAAATTCTCAACAAGTTAATTTTAATAATACTCAAACAAACCAGGAATCACTATTTGAAGATATATTAAACAATAAGGTTGATAATAATTTAGAAACATTGTATAATAATACTAAGATAGGAGAAACTACAATAATTCCAGTAAAAACTATTTTAAGTATTCAGAATAGCGAAGGCGGTTATAGAACTGAAACGCAAATAAACAATCTAAAAAAAGACATAGAAAAAAATGGTATTACAACTCCTATTGAAATTTATAGGAAAAATAATGGAACATTCGCTATTGAGAATGGAAACCATCGACTAAAAATAGCTCAAGAATTGGGAATAAAAGATATTCCTGTAAAAATGGTTGAAAGTTGGGAAAACATAGGGGTTTCAACTAAAAATGCTACAAAAGATTTTACACAGGAATATGGAGGTGTATATGATGACAGAATTACAGAAAAAAATAGTAATATTGATGAGGGACGCTGGAATAGAGAAAGAAGCAGGTCTGGCAATAATAACCAATTTGGAGACAGTGGAAGAACAAGAAGAAATGCTGAGCTTTATGAAACAAAATCCTACAGCAACGAACAGACAAGCATTAATGAAAGTAAAAGAAATAATTCAGAACAACTAAAAAACCCTGAAAAGGGTTCTTCTTCTATTGGAACAAGAACAAATATGCAAGATATACTTGTATCAAAAGCAACAAATAATAATAAAGAAAGAGTAAGAGATATTTTAAGTCGTAACGGTAGTTTTTCAGAACAAGTTGATAAATATATAGCAGATAAATTACCTTCTGGAGATTTTTTATATTTAGGAGAGACACCTACAGTTTTACAAAATTTAGGATTACCTAATAATGAAGTTATACTAAAGCAAAGCAAGTTGAAAACCCTAATGCAAGAAAGCAATAACAATACAGATAAATTGCATGAATTACCGATTGAAACAATAAAGAAAATACCGGAAGCTATAGCAAATCCATTAAATATATTACAATCTTCAACTGATGAAAATAGCGTTGTTATAATAACAGACCTAGCAGATGCAAATGAAAGGCCAATAATAGCAAGTATAGAAGTAAACTATGATGGGCAAATAGGAAATATTGATTTTTTATCTAATAGATTAACAAGTGCATATGGAAAAAACAATTATGATAGATTTATGAAAACAGAAATAGCAAAAGGAAATCTATTGTATGATATAGATGAAGGCATAATAAAAGAGCTACCCGCTACTAGGCTCCAATCGCCTAAGGGAATTAGCTCTTTTGTAGATGCAAATAACAATGTATCTACTATTAATAATAGTATATCACAAAATAATAATTCTGTCAAAAACAATACTACTATTACTAATAATTATGCACAACAAACTAAAAACGATACCTTGCAAGACCAAAATGTTGATCCAAGTGTAGCAAATAATAGTTTACCAATAGGAGAATATACAAGAAAAAAGACAATGAATCCTATTGAAATTGCAAATTTGAAGCCACAAGATGCAAGTACAACGCCTACACTTGAACAAAAGAACTATAAAAAGGGAAACAAACAAAGTAGTTTTCTATCTAACATAATAACAGATTCAAAGTTCTTAAATGAAGATTTAAGACAAGAGATGTCAAAGGAAGATAGTATTAAATATTATGAAGGGATAACCAACAAAGGAACTCTAGAAAGTGCATATAATAAACTACAAAAAAATGGACAGGAAGAAGTTATAAAATGGCATACAAAAGACAGCAAGAACGCAACAGCAGAAGATGTAGCTACAGGATGGATTTTGTTAAAACAATACCAAGATAATGGAGATTATCAAAGTGCTGTAGAAGTAGCAAAAAAAATGAGAGATATAGGAACAACAGCAGGACAGACAGTACAAGCATATAACATTCTTTCTAGATTAACACCAGAAGGAATGTTTTATTATGCACAATCTGAATTAGATGAAGCCTATAATAGAATGGTTGAAGGAAAATCTAAAAAGTGGATTGAAGAAAATCAATCTAAATTTAATTTAACACCAGAAGAAACTCAAAGTATATTGGACATTATGAAAGACGTATCAACAATGGAAGATGGATACAATAAAAAAGTTAAATTAGCAGAGATACAAAAGATTATAACTGATAAAATCCCACCAACAGCAGGACAAAGTATAAAGGCATGGATGCGTATATCAATGTTATTTAATCCAAAAACACAAGTAAGAAACGTAATGGGGAACGCAGTTATAACGCCAGTTAATATGCTTAGCGATAGTATTTCCGCTGGAATAGATAAAATAATATCTAAAAAAACAGGAGTACGAACAACAGGAAGAGGAAAGATTGTCAATAAGAATTATTTAAAAGGCTTTGGAAAAGGATTATATCAATCATATAATGATTTTAAAAAAGGGATAAATACAAGAGATATTGAAGGTAATAGATTTGAAATATCTGAAGGCAAAAGTTTTAAGAATAAAGGAATTGGAAAAGCACTTAATAGAGTAGATAATTTGTTATCATTTATGCTGGATGTAGGAGATAGAGGATTCTATGAAGCTACATTTACAAATTCAATTAACAATCAAATGCTATTGAATAAGGTAGATGCACCAACACAAGAGATGATTGATATCGCAACAACGGAAGCTCTACAGAGAACGTGGCAAGACAACAACAAATATACTCAATCTGTATTAAAAATAAGAAACATTTTAAATAATGCTAATATAAAAGGATATGGCTTAGGAGATGTTTTAATTCCATTTGCAAAAACACCAGCTAATTTAACTAAAGCGATAGTGGACTATTCGCCAGCAGGCTTAGTAAAGACATTAGCAACAGATGCTAGAATATTAAAAAATTCTTTAGAAAATGGACAATATACTGCTCAGGTTCAACATAGATTTGTTCAAAATTTAGGCAAAGGAATGGCAGGAACATTTTTATACGTTTTATCTTATGGATTAGCAAAAGCAGGAATTGCAACAGGAGAATCAGATGATGATAAAGACGTAAAAAACTTCATGAAAAATTCTTTAGGGATAAGTAGTTATTCTATAAAGATAGGGGATAAAACTTTTTCTTATGACTGGGCTCAACCCGTAGCAACTCCTTTAGCAATTATGACAAACTATGTAAAATATAGTAAAGAAAATCCAGATGCTAATATACTAGAAAAAGGTATAAATGCTATGAACATTGGTACAGAACAATTATTGCAACAATCCTTCATGGAAAGTTTAAATACTGTTTTGAATGGAAACGGTACTACATTGGAAAACTTATCACAGGCAATTTTAGATTTACCTGCAAGAGCTATACCGACATTTAGTAGACAAATAGCAGACATGGTAGACGGAACACAGAGAACAACATTTGAATATGGTAGACCTATAAAAAGTGCAATAAATTCTGTTGTAGCAAAAATCCCAGTTGTAAGCAAAACCTTATCAGCTTCTGTTAATACTTTAGGAAACGAAATACAAAAATATGGTGGAAATAATAATTTATGGAATGTAATGCTTAATCCAGCAAATACTAATAAAGGACACTTAAGTAAGGCGGGAGGAGAAATATATAATATCTACAAAGAAACTGGAGATAAAACAATTTTCCCAAGAACAGCACCTTATTATATAAACAATAAAAATGAAAAAGTTACTATGACTGCAGAACAAAGGAATAAATTCCAGACAATAAGTGGAAAATATGTTGAAAGTTCTTTGACTAATTTGTTAAGAGATAAAGAGTACCAAAAATTAAGTAGCGAAGAAAAGGCTAATATAATTAACGAAATAGTAAGTGATTCTTATTCAAAAGCAAAATATGATGTATTAAACATTGATTCAAAGGAATATGAAAAATTAAGAAATACACTAAAGAATGTTTCAGCTAGTTCTTATTACAATTATAAATTTAAGACGAAAGACATGAAAAAGGATAGCGAGAAAATAAAAGTCTTGGCAACATCCGATTATGATAATAAAGAGAAAACTGCATTATATGAGCAATACATATTATCTACTGAAGATAAAAAATATCCAATAGTAAAAACAACCAATATAGATATTATACAATATTTACAATATAAATTAGCAGACGCAAATGGTAAATTTGATTCAGATAAAAAAGACAATGGAACAGTAAAAGGAAAATCTATACGTGGAAGTGGAGACCAAAAAAGGTGGCAATATATTGAAAATATGAACATAACTTATACTCAAAAACTTATCTTGTATGGATTAGAATGTACTCCTTCAAACAGAGAACAAACACAAATAGTAAATTATATAAATAGTTTACCTAAAACACAGCAGGAAAAGTTAGAGATGCTAAGTAAATTTCAAGGCTTTACTATTTACAAAGATGGAACATTCAAGTACTAAAAGTTAAAAGATTTTTCTGAAAATTTTTATTTTTATTTATACGGAGATGATTTTAGTTATACATATGTTACAAATTATATTTTAATATTTTTGTGTTTAATATTTTTTTATAGAGAGAATATTGCTTTATTTTAAATAAGTAAAATACAACTATATTCTCTCTATGAATAAAAAAATACAAAAAGCATAGAATAATAACAGCAACTTGACATTTTATGTAAATTAGAATATAATGTAATAATGAATATTACAAAAATGTTACATTTGTTTGACAGTTTTGTTAAAAATATTGACTTTCACACA